TCCAATGTCTTTAATACGTCCGGCAAGGTCGTTGTATTGCGCGGCTTGTTGTTTGGTGGCTCCTGCGGTAACTGCCGCATCGTTGATCAACTTGCGAGCGCTTTCAGGCACGTCGTTCAGCTTAGAACTTAGCTCTGCCATTTTGACTTGGGTATCCATTGCCAATCGTTGACGGTCTAAACCAAGTTGCGCACCTCGTACATTGATTTGGTTTTGCAGGTTCTTGACGTTCCAATTCTTTTCAGTAAGTCCGGCCTCTTGTAACCGTTGGGCAAAATCAGACTCAATTGATTTTGTCTTTGCTTCGGCCTGTGCTTTTAACAAGGTAGAAGGCTGTAGCTCTTTTGATCGCTGCTCGTCACCAAACTTTCCAGCGGCTTCAAACATCTCTTTAGCGCCTGGCAGTGCAGACACAATAGAAGATAGCCCCTTGAACGCCATAGCTGGGCCGTCTTTTTCAGCAGAATCAGCCAATCGCTCATAAAGTGCAGCTTCCTCTGGATCGCCGCTATTCTTTTCACCCTCTGCACGTTTCCTTAATAGCTGAATGGCCACTGTTGGGTTGTTTTGCAGTGCGGATAAAACCTCGGTGTTGAATTTGAGCGTGCCTTGCTGTTGTTCTTTGCTCATGCCCTCTAGATATGGTTGCATGGCCTTTGCTTGGCTCTCAGGTATGAAAGAAGCCAATTCAGCCGCATCGCGCATCGTTGGGTTTGGGTTTGCAAAGAACTTCCGGCGAGCTAATTCAGCATTCTGCGCCTGTTGCATCAGCGCTTGTTGCTGTTGTAATGCTGCCTGTTGTTGTTGCGCTTTGAACGCTTCTTCGCGTTGCTGGGCTTGCATGCCTTGAATCCCAGCTCCCAGTTGCATGCCCTGTACGGCGGATTGAAACGGGTTTTTTAGCTGCGATGTGTAATCTATTGGTCCCATGTGTGTTCCTTAGAATATTCCGAGCTGGGACAATGCCGCATTGCTAGCAGATCCAACGCCTCCAACATCTTGGAAGGAGCCTCCTTGTCTGCCAAATCCGCCCATAGACTGCAATAGACCAAACCCACCTTGCACAGCATTGCCCAATTGATTTTGAGCCAATACGCCACCAGCTTGAGCAGCGCCTTGCTGCCCCATTAAGTTGGCAACGTTTGCGCCTGTTTGCATGCCAGCGTTACCAACTCCAGCCGCTGCGTTCTGGCCTAGGCTTGTAAGCCCACCTAAGCGAGCGTATTGGTCTTGAATTGTTTGTGCAAGTAAAGCAGGGCGAAACTGAGCCAATGCCGCTTGGGTATTTCCCCCTCGTAGCCCACCCGTTGCCGATGCGTTTTGCAGCATGGCATTTTCGCCCTGTTGCAGCATGGCGGTGTACTGTGGCGAGCCTTGAAGGGCAGATATAGCGCCTTGCTGTGCAGGTGCGCCAGATAGACCTAATAATGCCTGTTGTTGGCCTAATGCGCCTTGTCCTGCCTGTGAATATGGTTGTAGGAGCTTTTGAATGGCATCAAACTGCCTGCGCTGTTCATCAATGCCACCCTGTGCGGATGCTGATTGAATGTTAGCGGCTTGGCTTGCTGATTCTTGCCCTTCAATCGCACCTCCAATTGACGATCCAATCACTGCCCCCACTGGGCCACCAAAATAAGTGCCAGCTATGCCGCCAATTGCTGAAAGTAAACCCATTGGACAATCCTTTATTCAAGATGCCGCTGGTCGCACATATTCTCAGCGGTCACATTTTACAACATTAGGTTATTTCTCTGCCAGAGATTCGCAAAGTGATTGAACTTGCTGCACTTGCAATGGTAGAAATAAACCCGCCTGAATCTAGCGTATGGCCTACTAGCTCTGGGAGGGTGTAGGTTTCTCCCGGTGCAATGGCTCGTGCGCTTACCAGTAAGTTACTAGCGCTAGCCGAACCGCTCGCCGTGACGACGTTTACCGATAACGTGACATTACCAGCAGTTGTGTTTGTGGCAGTAGCTTTGTCAATCACCGCGCGGCAATTGGTAGCGGTGTATTGTGTGGTTTGTGTATTCTCTGCCTGTTTAGCAGCGACTAATACTTTGGATGTAACTGTCATTTTGGTCCTTTACCATGCGGGTATATATCTGGTCGTACCGTTATCATTTATCGGTATCCACTTTGTGGGATTGCCTGCGGTGGGTCCGTTGGTCATAGTAGCTGCGGCTGCACCTGATCCGTTTGTCAGTGTGACGGATGAATCTATCAACCGCCCGGTGTTGTTTTTCAGGTCCGAGGTAATAGATGCCCCGGTAGCTATCGTGATAGACCCGTCTGCATTAGTAATTGCGATATTTGACCCAGCCGTCAGACGTGCGTTTTTCCACACTCCAACGGTCGCGTCATAAATCAACAAACTGCCAGCCAATACGGTGGGGGTTATTTGTACGTTGTGCAGTTCGTCAATCTCATAACCGTTATCAACCTTGACGAATATCTTCCCCTGAGTGACGTGAGCGTGAATGACAAACCCGACGATAACCGTGTGAATCGGTGCGCTGGGTTTGATATTTGTGATCCTGCCTGCCGTAGTGCCGGACAAATAGAGAATATCCCCGTCTAACCATGTTTCACTCTGTAGTGATCCGGTTGTATTTATGTCTCGCACTATTCCGCTAGTAGTTACGAATCCCTCTAAATTGTTCGCAATGTTTTCAGTTACTAATCCGATAGTGTCGCCACTGTTCGCATCGTTATCCGATTGGGCTAGTGCAACCTTTGGGCGCTGCCCCTGTGCGCCTGAGATTCTCACGCATTGGTAAGCGGCCTCGGTTAAATCTGCGCCTGTTTTGTTCACCACACGGATAAACTGCTCTTGGCCCAATTGGAGATTGACATTACCGCCCTTTAGCCCAACGTCAATAGTCCCGTCGGTATCGTTCCAACGCATACGCCCCACCCCACCAGTAGTTGGGGCAGTGGTAGACATATCGAGGTAATCAGTTTTTACGTGATTGTTTACTGGGTCAGGTGCGATATATTCCAGATTCTTCGCTAGATTGTCAAGCGCGTCTAATGCTTGGTTGGCTTTTGTAATAGCAGTGCCAGCGTCTGCTATCAGTTCGTCAAACCCCTTCGGGCCAATGTCGTCAACAATTGCAAACAGATTCTCAAACTGCTTTATAGATTCGTGATCCTTTAGAAAAGCAGCAAGCTGATTGCGTGTTAGGTTAAGGGTCCTCATACGCTCAAAGCCTCTAATTGAGCCTCTAGCCTTGCGAATGATAGATGCGCATCGGTAGTGCCGTTAAACCGCTGGATTCTCCAATTACGCATTGAACCCTGCTTAAACCACACCAAGCGTTTAGTCCTGTTGCCAATTTTCCCCGCGCTTATGGTTTTTGGTTGGCTCCAAGTCACGCCGTCAATTGAATATGACGTGCTGATTAGTGGATCTGCACCAAGTGCTACCCGTCCGGTAAGTGCGACAAGTTCAAGCTGATTGAATATTGCACCCATGCCAGCATTGTAAGTAATGGACGTACCAAACTCCCAACGAACCGTATCGCCCCAATGAGTGCCTACGGTGTCGGTAAAGTACCCTACACCCGGTCCAGAAGTGTCACCGACTAGCCACTTGTCATAAGCCCACACTAGGTTGCGAGCGCGATATTGGCTAAATCCTGTTAATGAACTGGTAAGGGTGAACCAGACGCTAGTTTGAAGTGCTTGCGATGCTGCCAGGTCATACACCATCGTTCTATCAGAAAGGTGAACGTATAGATATTGGTGTGACCTGTCGGTTCGAGATTCAATCTTTACGCCTTGCAATTCAACTTCGGTGAACTGTTGCAGCACTAAATCAACTTCGGATGTGCTGATTTTTGTCGCTGTTGCGTTGGCACCAAGATAGATGCCAGGTGATTCGTTTCTACCACTTCCCAAAAATGCTATGGTTTCAGCAAATACGCAACTTCCATGAGTACCGATAGCGCCCTTTTGAATCTGCGCACCAGACACGCGAGCGAATGGAAAGAAATCCCCGCCCACGTTGTCGAACACTTCGATGGTGTATCGGTTTAATGCGTAAACTTCATTGCGCAGTTTAATAAGCGCGTTGATAGGGTCCGGGTCGATCTCGGATGATCCATATTTCAATGGGTTGACTGAGGTTTGATCGTTTAACTCAGTGACAATCAAAAACTCGCCGTCAGTGGTTAGGAAGTATCCATCCACCCAGCAAAAATCAACCACTGGGCCTAGGTCAACATCAGTAACTTGCGTAAGTGTTGATCCGTTCCAATAATACAGACTGTCGCTAGAAGCAATGGCCAGGCGGTCGAATGAGTAATCCATTACGACTAACCCAGATCCGCCAACGTCGCCCAGTGTGGTCACAGATCCATTACTAGCCACGCTGACTAGCTTGGTACCCATTACCCGATAGCATGTGCCGTTCCAATTGATGCCGCCACGGTCAGCGCCTGGGCCTGTACCGTTGGAGACAATGCCATCCGCAGGGCGTAAGTATCCCTTGCTGATTCCATTCTCTACCGGAGTAGGTATCAGGTTGACCGGGTAAGCAGTCCGAAAGTCCGGCCCTGCATCCGTGTAGACACCATTGAGAATCGGCACTTGCATTTAGATGCTGCCTGTGTGAATGTTCAAAGTAGTACCAGCGGCTGAAATATAAGCAATGTTCGCGTGACCGTTGGCCTTTTGAATGATTGCCGTCGTATTTGGTAGGACTGCAAAGTCCGCAGTAGTTGCGGTTTGCGCAGCCTCACCCACTCGAACATAGCAGATATTTGCCCCGCTGTTAGCCAATCGGATAGCAGTATCTTGGCTATTGATTGCAGAGTTAGCAGACCCCGCTGCGGGGGTTACTACCAGATTGCCGCCGACTCGTGGGCGAAATTGTGTTCCGAATGTCATGTTGATTCTCCTTGTTTAGCCAATGCGCCAGTTCGTTCCATCATGGAACACTGGGACGGTGTTTGACCCCCCACCCACTACGACCGCACCAATTCCAGCGGTGAGCGTCTGTGTGGCGTTGGTTACGCATGCCCTGGTTCCGGCTGTGCCTGTTGGTAGGCTTGCCACTGTGACGGGGGTTGTTTTTACGAAGCTACTCAGGGTAATCGAAGTACCCGAAGCGCTGCCCAAGTTTGCCGCAATGTAAGACAGTAAAAGCGAGATACTGGACTTGCGAGCATCGCCGTTGCCTGTAGAGAATACTGGAAGTTGGTCGCCGCTGCTCAGTGCGTCCAAGCTAGATAGTTGGTTTATCGTGGTCATGTGAACCTTAGTTAAAGTCGATGGCTCCGTCATTGCCAGCTAACAGTGGGTCGGTAGGCGGTGTCAGATATGGAGTATCTATGAACTTGTTACCAGCGCCGGAAGGCATAGATCCTGGCAGTTGTAGCTCTAG